GCAACACAACCTTCTTACCCGACTTAAATGCATTCTGTTTAGCTAAAATCTTAACTAGAAAGGTTTTATCCTTACGCACCAAATTAAGAATTTTTTTATTAACATTGGGTCGTTCACCAGCAGATGTTTGCTTATCTTTTGATTTATTCTTAGCCATCAATTATCTCCTTCACTGATCTATATCCTGTTTCATAACTATCTGCAAGTCTAACTTCTGATATTACCGCTTCAATATTATTATACCAAAAGTTCAAAAATTTATGAACCCTTGGGTAGTCTGGATTAATATCGTTTGTCTGCCAAATAAACTCCTGTAGAATATTGGTGTAGTCCGGCATCCAGTATAATATATTTAGGGTGACTATACTTTTCCTTTTTATAACCATGTTACATCACCAATCGCCATCTTCATGCTTTTTAATATTTGGATCATAGGTATCATTGTATTCATATCTTACTCTATAAATTACATCTTTATACCGCTTCTTCGATCCGGCATATTTTGAATAAGGCCCCCGGAAATTCGAGCTAATTTCAATGGTTCCATTATTCAAAAGTTCGAAAGTATCACGGGTATCTGAATCATGCGCTCGGCTTCCATCATCGCGGGCCTCATATATTGTCACCCATCTGGCTCCGCCGTCACTGCGAGCGGTGAGTGACCAAGCTCTGATGGAGTAAACTTTAGTTGGTTCATGTTTTAATTTAACTGTGTCATACCCATCACTACCTGAAGATATTAACCCATCTCCGAATGCATCTGGATCGGGCCCTTTGACATTTTCCCATAATCTTTTAGGATGGTTTGAAAAACCAAAAGGACTAACATTAGCTCTCTCTCTTGTTGTTGTACCGCCGCCAGTAACTTCAGTTACTACCACAGACTCTTTAGAAGTAACAACCTTTTTTGTAATAGATTTGCCTTTATATGATACTGTTACTTCTTTAGATTTTTTGGTTTCTACCTGTGCGGCCGCCGGGGTAAATTCCGCGGCCGCAGCGCCGAGGCCTTTAAAGCCTTCAGTATTTGCTGTGGTTGCAAATTTTTCAGTTTTTTCTTTAAGTGCAGCAACCGTGGCAACAACATTTGGGTTTGCAACAATTTTAGACAGCTCCTCTGCTAAAGGTGGAACTGATGCCTGCAACACTGCTGCAGCTTTCTCAACAGCTGGCGTGCCACCATCTGCTGCTTTTTCAAAGTTGGGAACTGCTGCACACAAATCTCCACCGCCAGATAACGCAGATGTGGCATCAGTGACTAGTGTGGTTAAACTCTTTCCAGAAGAAGTTAACTCAGACCCAAAATTAGTTTCAATATTTGCTAGTTTAGATGTATATGCAAGCACTTCTCCTATATTAGTTTTCGGTAGCGCTAGAAGACTTGTTATCTCTGCTTGAAGATTAAGAGGGGGGAGTTCTGGTAAGTCTAACGCAAGACCATCGAGAGCAGCTTTCATTTCTGTTACAGCTGCCTCGGCCGCTGCAGCTGCCTCTGATGCCACGGCATCTATTTTAGCTGTCAGATCACTTTCTAAATCTTCTAACTTTGTTAAAGTGTCATCAAGTTCTGGACTCGCGCCACATAAATTTGGTATTGTTGGCATTATTTCTCCTATCCTCCAGCAAACACATTAGAACTACCGGCAGCTACCGATGTGCAACCACTAATACCGTCACCAATCCTACCAGCACCTAGGCTATTAATTTTAACTGTAGACGATCCAGAAGCAATTGGAGCTGCATGAGCGGGGCATGGAGCAGGAGGCAATAAATGAGATGTGTTATTATCTCCTTCCCTACTCCAAGCAATTCCGTTTACAAATACGTCAGACGAACCTGTCGCGCGGGTCATCCCCGAACAGTGGGCAACATCTGCATCTCCTATTCTAGTTGCTGCGGGCACGTTCTTTCTCCATTAGTTCTTGCAACCTTACATTCCAGAGAGCTAACTCATCATGTTCTTTCTCAGTATGAGGTTCTTCTGGAATGTCAGGTATAAATCTAATTACATGTTCAAACTCTTCAGGTATGTCCTCATATTTATCGTAGGTAACCAATTCTCCATTCACTATAAACTGAAATTCTGCCATGATTATTCCTAGTTCAAATTAATAGTAGCCGCATCAATGTCAACTTCAGTTGTTGCATCCATATCAATTGTCGTTTCGGATGCAATCGTCATAAGTGTCGCAGACTTCATATTAAGAGTGCTACCAGACTTGACAGATACGATACCTGATGTGGTTGAGATATTCATATTATCTTTTGTATTCAGAGTCATGTTGCCAGCCTTTATTCCAGCCAATAGGGTCATATCAAGTTTGACGCCCAGTTTGTAGTTACCATTATTCAACCGAACCTCATCGCCCTCTGTGGTGACGTTGACCTTCTCCCCAATGCGTCCCTTAACATTCTGTTTAATATTGAAGGAGTGATTGCCAAGAATTTCTTCCTCACGATTACCACCACTCTCACCAGCCCCAATCTTAACACGATGGTTCTTATGAATCTTTTGGGTGTAGTTGCCTTCAACCTCCAGATGGTAATCTCCTTTAATGAGCTCGCGAACATTACCAGTAACCGTAATATTAACATCACCTGTGATTGAGACATTTGATTTTCCAGCAATAATCTCGTAGTTGTCACCAACAATTTTTACAACCTTTGAACCGTCTGGATGAATTTCTTCAAAGGTTCCAGATGTGTGTTGACGAAAGAGTCTCTCTACGCCTGGACTGTCATCCACTTCTGTAATGTGACCCGACTCAGATTCAAACACATGGTTGTACGGGTATTGAGATGACTTATATGGGTCCACATATTTCTTAGTTGACTTGGGGTCAGGCTCGTCCCAGAATGTACGAGTTTCTTGAACTGCAACATCTGAAACAGATTTCAAGTATGGTTGTGTTGCAATAGGAACGCCTGTTCCGAACTGTGTTGTGTTTGGATAGGTGCCAGCATCATCAACACCGACAGTTGTGTCGAGTATTGTTGGGTCGCCCCTAAGACGGCTCAATCTTCTTTTTATCAAAGCATCATGTGTTTCTGATGTTTGACCTTGAGCTAGTCTATTAGTATCTGGTTCATCTAATTCGTGCCCGGAAGGAACATCATATGTCGTTACTTTTAGATCACCCTTGCTGTCAGCAAACACATAGCTATCACCATCAACAGGATATGGACCATATGATGCCAGGCCTGCATATTCATCTTGCTTAGAAAGGGGACTTCTTGGGTCATTAAACCCGTAACGTGAATCGGCCGCGCTTTCGGGTGTGCCTGGCAATGAACCAAGAATTACAGGTTGTTGCCTTTCTAGGTCACGAAAGAAACCTATAACCCAACTGCCCTCAACCAAAAAGGATGGAGTGTTTCCCATACCTTGCATGGAAGGGTCTGTTACGGGATGCATTACATGAGCCCACGGCAAATCTGCTGTTGGTAGGTCTTCAAGTATCGCAGTGTGAAAACCTAATGCCCGAACACGAACACGGCCAAGAAGCTCTGGATCGTTACGGTCTTCTACAACCCCAACAAACCAAACGAAACCGTCCTGACCCATAAAGTAACTTTGTTCAGCCATACTAATCCTCTAAACATTATTTATACTATTTATAATGATTAATGTAAGTCTGGATCGCGACCGTAAAGTTTGTCTTCTTGTTTAACCCACTCATATTCTTCTGTACAATATTTTTTGTCAGGGTTGAGAGCAATAATCATCTGCAATGCTTCTAATGCTTCTAATTCATCCATAGCATCAAGTACTATATCTTTTTGAATTATTCTATATTTTTTCATGGTTGATTATTTAGTCTCATATTTTTTCATCGAATTGTGATAGTAATCGAAATTATGATTAATAATCTCTTTATACCGACTAGCAGTATTAGATTGTTTAAGCGTAAGACTCTTATCCATCCACTTATCCATCCAATATGGATTAAGTCCAAGGTTCCCCGCAATGATAATCCTCTTGTGGTCACATTGTTGTTTTGCTACAGAGTGTTTAACCCAGCCAGGAAACATAACCATCATTCCCTGTACAGGTTGCACTATCTTAGTATCGGCATCATCAAATGTCAGGGGGGAACACTGATCACAACAATCCAGATTGTATACCCAACTCCATATAGCAGGCCAGTGGTCATGGGGGACAGTATGATCACCCTTGGAATAGCTAGCAGACCAGCAGTCATATGGCATCAAGAAAACTTTACTGGGAGAGTTGTCGTTTCCAACACTCACTGCGAACTCTGACAGGTTTGCAAAATCGGGGTCACTCTCATGCATATACCAATCCGTCATGTCAGCTCTCACATTGGTTTCCTTTTTTTGTACGTCTTGAAAACTCCGGCAAGTTGCAACCAAGCTATCGGGGATGTAGTCAGACGGCACAGGTGTTTGTATAACAGGGAAGTTGACATTGAAGGAAATGGAGGCTGGGTTCGTCTTTAGTTGCCGCCGCTTCTTTTCCACCATTGCGCTTTCGTTATCCAGACTATCTGCAAGTGACTTCAACAGACTCATGATACTATGGCCTTCTCTTGAGGATACCAATACCATCCTGTCGCAATATACTTCGGGTGTGTATGTACAGGATTGCCCCTATGTTGATACATCCATGCGGCTGGAAAGATGCAGCCCATCCCCTTGCGCGGTTGCACTCGTATCTTCTCATACAAGAACTCTGTCTCACCTTCTCCATCAGGAACATCATTGAGATATATCGTCCAGACCAGAGCTCGTGTCGCGTCTGCATAGTGAGAGTTCTCAGCATGGAAGTTATGAAACCCCCCGCCCATTGGCATCGTCCTCTGTATCTTGCTCTCTGAAGATTCCAGTGATTTCTTTGAACCTCGATACACAAATGGAAACTCATTAGTATATGCATCCAACATAGCGAACTTTGATTTCTGTAAAACTGGATAGAGTGATTCATCTCCCGCCAACCACATCTGCTTATCCTTTCGCGTTATACGATTGGCTTCCACAGTCTTGCCTGTATGATCATCCCGTTCAAACCATTCAATCAACTTATCACACGCATTATCCGGCAGAGCATTCTCAAACCCCCTTATGAAATTACGCAACACTAGACTCGTCCTCTCGTATATTCAGATTGCCTGCTACCATGATGCGTTCGTGATCACATGTGTGTGGGGGAACTTCATGCATCACCCACGCAGGAAATAGAATGAGTTGTGCCGGCAACGGCTCCACACTATATTCATGTTCACATGTTGAAAACACCAGAGGCGCACAGCTCTCACATGCATTGACACAGAACGTATATGACCACAGAGAAGGCCAGTGATTATGCTCTTCAGTCTGGTTACCCTTGACATAAACCAACCCCCAACTTTCCTTGACGAACAGAGGAACTGGCAAGAGATTGCCTTTTGTGTCGGTTCGTTTTGAAACGGGACATGTGTTTGCTATCTCAGCTGCAGCTGCACCAAGGACTCTAAAAGTTTCATACCCCTTGTGCATATCCCAACGAGTCATCAAGCACTTAGCTGGAGTTCTACCCTGTAGGTGATCACCCGCTTCCAAAATGTCTTTGGTAATCTGCTGCAAGAAACCTTCGGGGGGTTTCAAAACCTTGACCTTCACGGGATACTTGTCTGTGAATTTTGGCCAGGGTTTTGCAGGCCCGCCGACCAACTTGGATAATGCAGTCATACCACAATCTCCTGTATGTTGGTTTCATCAGGATGATGACCATCAAATTTGGGCTCACCTTTGGGAAGTGTATAGAACCATCCGGTCGCAATATACTTGACACCCACGTTTGGAGTTACACCCTTGTGTGGATGTGTCCAACCAGCAGGCCAGATCACTGTGCGTCCCGCTGCGGGAGATACAACCCTATCCTGATAAGGAAACTCTGTGCCGGAGACTGCATCATTAAGATACACCATCCATGCTAGAAGTCTGTATGGATAGGAACCAGACTGCTCGTTGTGCAGAGAGAAGAATCCTTCTCCCTCGTTGTATCGTTGTATATTATACATGGGGCATAGACGCCAGTAGCTGGACTTGTTGAGCGTGTTCAGGTAGTCATACTTAGATGTATATTGAGTCAGTGCGCTTTGCACCAATTCATACACATCGCCGTTAATAGAAACATCCTCACCAAAGTTAAGTGTCTTGGTTGCACAAACCTTTTGACGGCTGCGATTAAAGAACGCTAGTCCAGAGTTTCTACTTGAGGCCTCATCATAGACAGACTCAAAGTAATTGACTATGGATGCACAGGCTTGTGGTTTACCACCATCATATATCTCAACAAAATCATATAACATCATTCATCGTTATGTAGTTAGTCTCACCACACGGGCCCGTTATAGCCAGGAACATGGATGCAGCATTCTTCTCTTTGACAGGAGTATACTTCCCCATCTTCTTGGAATAGTAATATGCCACTCCATCCTTCAGCTTCACATCCTCATACGAATCCATATCAGACTCGATAGATGCAATCACGCCATTCACTAGCTCATCGTATATGTTATTATACGAAATTTCATCACCAATATTCATTTTCATTTCTTTCTATAGATATACAAAATTTGTATGTGTCACGGGGTCTTTGGCGGACCCCATCCATTCCTCAGTGGTAGTCACCACCTTGATACGTCTGCCGCGGGGGGATTTCGAATCCAATTCCTCATAGTACTCAGTCTTCACTGTCTTAAACGGTTCCATTGGTTTCATAAAAGCGAACCTTGGGACCCTTTCTCTCTCATCCATATTTAAACTCCGTTTCTGCTGCGAGGTCAAGCTGGTGCATGATATCCTCAGTAAAATATGTCTCTGGGTCATTCAGTATAGTCTTGCCGAACTGCTTTGACCCGTCAGGCAGTTCAAACCTCGTTGAAACCTTCTTGAAGATTTCATATTTCTCTGCAAGCTCCAGCAATCCATAGTATCGGTCCAGGCCCTTGTCATAGGTGAGTCGCACATCCACCACCTTGTTCTCCTTGGTGAGTCGACTCTTGTGGTTCTTGCAGTGAATGATATTCCCAATCACCTCAGTACCTTCCTTCTCTTTTCGCTTGCTGAGATAGATGATAGAACCCGCAGCATACTTCAACCCTGAGCCTCCACCCATTTCCTTCGTGGGAAACATACTTCCCACAACATCGTAGGTATGGTTCGTGACCACTAACGGGACTTTCGCTCGGGCAAGCTTCAATGTCAGCACTCTAAATGCTGCTTTGAGTACCTGAGCCCTCGTCATATCACGGGTTTCCTTACCATCAGCGGTATCTTCGACTTCCTTCGTGGTACTCAGCATACCCAACGAGTCCAAGCAGAGGAACAGCGGATTTCTCTCCGATTCATTCTGTGCAAGATACCCGTCAAGAACCTTGAGAGCTTGTGTGCGAAACTCCTGCACGGTTGTCACAGGGAAGATCACCATTCTCTTCGGATCAATCCCCCTGTCCACTACCATGTTACGAGTAATCGCACTTTCGCTCTCAAAGTATATGACCCCTGCATTCGGATTTTTGTCGAGAAAGGACTTGACGATACCCATAAGGAAATACGTCTTACCCGTTGCACTCTCTCCCGCGAGGGCTGTGATCTTGTTAGAGGGAAGGCCCCCATAAAGGGAACCACTCATCAGCGCATTCAGAATGTATGAGCCAGTGTCAATGAAACTGTCCACATCCCCGGCCTCTACACCATCATCAACGATGGATGCGTACTCGTTACCAACCTGCTTGATAACGTCTCTCAAAAAATCATTCATATATTTGCTCCATGTGTCATTAGTAAGTAAAACAATCCAATTATAAGTATATACCCTACGAGAAGAAATGTCAAGGACAAAAACGCATATTTAATAGATTTAAATGGATGCCGTATAAAGTAGCATAGGACGAACCCTATGAGCAGGATGATCAGTAAAGCTTCCATTTCTACCACCACCTAACCAAAATAATAAGTTAGAACACAAAAGGATATTATCACTATCCATGCTATCGCCGTATTCATTCCGCCTTGTCCGCCTTGTTTGTGCTCCAACCCAGATGAGTCACATCAACAATGACACCGTTTGGATCACGAAACTTCATCTCATAGAAGGTGGATGGAAGTCCGTCAGGCGGTGGCCGACCCATGAGATACTTGCCGCCGGCATCCTCGATTTTCTTTTCAACATTTTTCAAATTATCTACCACGAAACCCATATGATGAATGCCTTCGAAATTCTTGCCGCGCTCATCTTCACCCTCGACATAACCTGCCATCTCATCAGTCTTGTATGAGAGGAGAGCGATATTCATCACCCCATCAGAGAGATAGATGCCTTCTGCTAGTGCGGAGTCTGTTTTCCCAACACGCTGCAAGTCAAACGCACTCTCATAAAACTGTGCGGTTGCTTCGGGGTCTTTAACGGATAGCGCGATGTGTCTCAGTTTGGCCATGGGGGTATCTCCTTTATCATATATTTAGTATCGGGAAGTGCAAGAGAAA